AGGGGTCAAAAGGGGCGCGTTTTGCCTCCGCGTAACGCTCAAAAATCAGGATTCGTTTTTCGATGTCATCGGCTAACGATATGAAAACACATCACTTACAGTTGAAGTGGATGGACCCGAAGGAGCTTAATCCGAATCCGCTCAATTGGCGCAAGCATCCGCGAGCACAAAAGCAGGTCTTGAGTGCGGTTCTCGAAGATGTGGGGTGGGCCGGAGTCGCTCTCTACAACGAGAAAACAGGCAACCTCATCGACGGGCACGCAAGGCGCGAATGGGCCATCGAGCGTGGATGTTTGATGCCGGTGCTCGTTGGCGAATGGAATGAGGACGAGGAACGAAAGATCCTTGCCACGCTTGACCCCATTGCATCATTGGCGAAGCAGTCTGACGATATTTATCGCCAGCTCTTGGAAACGGTTCAGACAGAGCAAGAGGACCTCTCCCAATGGTTGAAGGAACAGATCTCGAAAATCAAGATCCCCACTGCCGCTAAAGAGGATCCCGGGCCGAAGGTCGAAAAGGCGGATGAACTGCGGGCCAAGTGGAAGACAGAGACAGGCCAGATTTGGGAATTCGGTCCGCATAGGCTCGTTTGTGGAGATTGCACAGATAGCAAGATTCTTGGCTTCTTAATGCAGGGAGAAAAGGCGGTCTGTTGTTTTACGGATCCGCCTTATGGGGTCGACTACTCAAGCAAGAATGAATTCTTAAACCTACAGGACAAGGGCAATAGGGTCCAGAAGCCCATCAAAGGGGATGATCTGAGCCTCACTGATATGTATCGGCTATGGCTCTCTGCTTTCCGGTCCGTGAGGGCATGGCTTGCGGATGGGGCAACGTACTATGTCACAGGGCCACAGGGAGGCGAGCTCCTTTTCTATTTGATGAAGGCACTAACAGAAGCTGAATTCCCACTTCGGCACATGCTGATTTGGTCCAAGAACAATCACGTCCTCGGCCGATGCGATTACCATTACAAACACGAGCCGATTCTCTATGGTTGGCTTGGTGGGGCAGGGCACCGTTTTTATGCGGACTTTGATGTTTCCGTTTGGGAAATAGCACGGCCACAAAAGTCTGAACTGCACCCGACCATGAAGCCGGTGGAACTATATGAGCGAGGCATAAAGAACAGCACGGTGATAGGAGATCTGGTGATTGATCCATTTTCTGGCAGTGGGACTTGCGCTGTTGCGTGCATCAAAACGGAGCGAGTGTTTCGCGGAGTCGAGTTGGCCCCGGAATACTGCGCTGTCATCCTGGAGCGAGTTTTGGAAATGGGTTTTGAGCCTCGACTCGTTAGGGAATAATGCGGGATGTTAGACATCAAAGAAGTGCAACAGCGGCTCATAGATCTTACCGAAGAGTTTAGAGAGTATGTAGATCTTCAACAAAAGCCGAAATCTAAACTTAGCAAAACAGCGAGACATCGTCTTGAACGCATAGAAGCGGACTTGAAAACGCTTCTTGTTCCAGAGCAGCGCTCGGATTTCATCTATGATGCCGCCAACATCGGAAAATTTTTTGATGTCACTCCAAGATCAGTGCAGAAGTGGGCCAAGGAGAAAGGATGTCCGAAGCTCCGGCATGGCTTCTATGATCTCAAGGCAGTCCACGAATGGTGGCTGGAGAATATCCGTGGTGACGGAAGTTCTCCGGACATTGATAAGGCAAGGCAGGAATACTGGAGATGGAAGGCTGAGCGCGAAAGAATATCTGTCCATCAACTGCAGGGGCAACTTATCGAGCGATCAAGAGTAGAGGAAGTCCTCATGAATTTTGCGGCTTACATCAAACGCCATGTTTTTCTCCTCGCCAAACGCCTCCCTGGAAGGCTGAGTGGCAAGAAGGAGCCGGAAATCCGGAGCATCATCGAAGACGAACTTTGTCATGTCTTTGAGACAGCCGCAGAGCAACTTTCAAGGCAGAGCGAATTCGTTCAGCATGGTTAAGTTCAATTCCAAAAAGCTGCAGATGATACTGAGCCCTCCCGAGCGGCTGACGGTGTCGGAGTGGGCGGACAGGCACAGGACGTTGGACGCGGCGACGAGCGCGGAGCCCGGGCCCTGGCGGACGGACCGCACGCCGTACCTTCGGGCCATCATGGACGCCTTCAATGCCCCGGAGGTGGAGACGGTGGTCTTTCAGGCGCCGACCCAAGTGGGAAAGACGGAGTGCCTGCTGAACATCCTGGGTTATGTGATCGACCAGCGCCCGGGGCCCACAATGGTGGTCTATCCCACAGTGGAGACGGCCGAAGATATCAGTCGCACGCGTATTCAGCCCCTAATCAACGCGCATCGGCAGCTAAAGTCCAAGAAACTCGGAGACCGTCATTTGTTTACCACGTTGCGGATGCAGTTTGTTGGTATGGACCTGTTTTTGTCAGGAGCGAATAGCGCGGCGTCCCTGGCAAGCAAGCCCTGTGAGTACGTGCTCTTGGACGAGGTGAACAAGTACCCCATCCAGCTCAAGGACGAGGCGGATCCCATCAGCTTGGCGGTGGAACGGACCAAGACATTCCCGTGGTCCAGGAAGATCTTCATCGTGTCCACGCCCACCACGCAGTTCGGTAGGATCACCACGGAGCTGGAAGACAGCGACATGGTGTTCGACTATTGGGTGCCGTGTCCCCATTGCGGTGAGTTCCAGGTGCTCAAGTGGTCCCAGGTGAAGTGGCCGAAGGTTCGGAAGGAGGATCCGGACCGGCTCAAGATCATCGAGGAGGCGGCCCACTACGAGTGCGAGGCGTGCGAAGGCGTCATCGAGGACCATCACAAGGCGGATATGTTGGCGGCGGGAGAGTGGCGCCAGGTCGAGGATGGAACCAGACGGAGAAAGATCGGCTTTCGACTCAGCAGTCTCTACAGCCCTTGGGTGAAGTTCGGCCGGATGGCCGTGGAGTTCCTGAAATGCAAGGACTTCACCGAGAGATTGCAGAACTTTGTGAACGGCTGGCTCGGGGAGCCGTTCGAGGTTCGTGACTGGCGGGCCAAGAACGATACCTCCGTTATTCTGGCAAGATCGGATGGGAGAAAACGCGGGGAGGTGCCCGAAAAGACGGCTGTGATCTATGGTGCCGTGGACGTCCAAGAGGGGCATTTTTTCTACTTGCTTCGAGCCCTGCTGGAAGATGGATCTTCGGCGCTGATCGATGAGGGGAGCGTGCAAACATGGGACGCCCTGGAATGGATCTTCTGGGGGCATGATTACGACGGCCACTATGTTCAAGCCGTTGCCTTGGACACCGGATTCCGGACGGCTGAATGCTACCAGTGGGCTGTGGCTCATCGGGGGAAGGTGGTGGCCTTCAAGGGTGCGACGCATCCACTCAAGGCGCCACACAAGATCAGTCGGATCGACACGGACGCCGGCCGTTTGGATCTTTGGCTCATCGATACGTCCTACTACAAGCAGCTCCTCCTCGATCTTATCCGGGCTCCTGATAAATGGTGGGTGCACAGTGAGGTGACTCAGGATTATTGCGAACAGATGGTGTCCGAGCACCTGGTGGAACGCGTGAACAAGAGAACCGGGGCGAGGACCTTGGAATGGTTCCTGCCTTCCGGAGTGGCGAACCACTATTGGGATGCCGAAGTGTATTGGCTGGCATTGAGTCGGATTGTCGGCGTGATGAAGGCCTCGAGGCCACGAAGGCCCAAAGTAAACGTGGCGCCTCAACAGAGTAAGCGTCAATGGATAGAGCCAAGAGCGGGGTGGCTATGACGAAAGAGCTTCTCGTTGGTCGTAAAGCAATATGCACATTTCTCGGAAGATCATGGGACACGGTCCACAGGTGGATTGAGGAAGATGGTCTTCCGGCCGCCAAGATTGACGGATGCTGGGAAGCCATGGTGTCGGATCTGATCTCATGGAAGCGGGAAATGATTCGCCGTCAGACCTGTCAAGAGCAAAAAATGGGGGATATGCGTCGATAGACGACGATAGACGACGATATACGAAAACGGCCGAAATTGGGGGTTATCCTGTTTGCTGAGGATAACACCTTTTCTTTTGGTTCTGGAGGAATCCATGGGAGTCCTGGAAGACAAGCTGGCGGAACTCGAGGAGGTGAAAGCCGCGGTGGCGGCGGCCAGGAAAGCCGTCTCCGTTCGCGTCGGAGACGTAGAGGTGCGGCGTCACCTGGCCGAGTTGGAGCGCCGGCAAAAGGAACTTGAGCAGCAGATCGCCTTCTTGCAGTGCGGATGCGGGCGTTTGGCCGTCTATTACACGAGGTGAGAATGGTCGGTAAGGTGCTGGAATGGATAGCGCCCAGGTGGACGCTCAGACGAAAGCTGGCACAACAGGCGATCCGCACGCTCAAGGCGGCTGAGACGGGCCCCTCGCAGAGCTCCTGGGTCCGTGTGGGTGACGGGCCCAATGCGCCTCCGTTCGAGCGAAAGGTGATCGTTGCCCGGGCAAACCGGCTGAATTTGGACGACCCCTATGTTCACGGCCTGGTGAATCTCATGGTCAATCGGATTGTCGGGCCAGGATCCAGGCTGAGGGCCACCACGAGCGATTCGAGCTTCAATGCTTATGCCGAGCGGGCGTTTGTTGCTTGGATGGACGATTGCGATCTCTACCAGGAGATGACATTCGCGGAGATCGAGCGCCTTCTCGTCATCAAGCGGATGCTGGACGGCGGAGTCTTTATCCGAAAGCGCGTGGAGAAAGACGGCCGCCGTGGAGTTCCGAAGATCGAGATTCTGGAGTATTCCAGGCTGCAAGAGATCGGGGCGGTATCGTCCGGCAACAGTGTTTATGACGGCGTGGAAGTGGACGCCACCGGGCGCGTGATTGCTTATCACTTCAGCCGTCCTTCCGCCGGCATGACGAGCTTTGCCACGGTGCGGGTGCCGGCGTCGGAAATCCTGCACATCTCATCGTTTCGGCGCCCAGGGCAATACCTGGGGCTTCCTGAGATCACGCCGATCATTCCCTACTGCATGCATCTATCCGAAATCATCGAGGCGGAGCTCATCAACAAGAAGGTCGAGGCCTGCCTTGGTGTGGCAATCAAACAAAGCGACCTCTTCACCCGGGCGGCCGTGGCGGAACAGGTGGAAGGGGAAACGACCCGGGCCATCTCTCTATCTCCGGGCGGCGTCTATCACCTGCTCCCTGGAGAGGAAATCCAGGTGATCGACCCCAAGAGACCCGGATCCCAGTTCATGGATTTCGCTGGGGCCATCCTGCAGGCATTCGGCCGGCCGTTTGGGGTCTCGCGAGAGATGATCACCGGGAACAAGAGCGAGGTGAATTATTCCAGCGCCAGGCACTCAGAGCTGGAATTTCGGCAATTCATCGAGCCTTACCGGCGTCAGATCCGAAATGGTTTCCTGCGTCCCATTTACCGGTGGGCCATGGAAGTGATGGCTGATTTTGGGGAACTTCGTGTGCCGGCGAACCTCAGGGACTCCTTGGCTTATCTCTCTCACACGTGGATCCACCGGGGCGCTGAATGGGTGGATCCTCAAAAGGAGGCTGAGGCCAAGCAAAAGAAGCTCGATATGTGCCTCACCACACTGGAGAGAGAGGCATCTGAACTTGGACTGGATTGGCGGGAACTGGCCCGGCAGCGCGCGGCCGAAATTCGGTTCCTGGGGGGGCTTGGAATAGGAGGAGGCGATGCCGAATAGACGAGACATGGATCTGGACCAACGGCGCACCATCGGGCTGGAGGTCCGCAGAGTGGAAGACGACGAAAACCTGCTGGAGCTTTCGTTCAGTAGCGAGGCGCCGGTTCCAAGATGGTACACCAACGCCGAAATCCTGCTTCATGATCGAAGCGCCGTGGATCTTGGGCCGCTCACGGAAGTGGGCGCGGTCTTGGTCAACCACAATCCGGACCGAGCCGTTGCCGTCCCGGAAAAGGTCTGGGTGGACGAGGAATCTCGCAAGGGAAAGGCTCTGATCCGATTCGTGGACACTCCGGCGAGCCAGGAGGCCAAAACGGAAGTGCTGGCCGGGCTGCTCCGGGGTGTCAGCGTGGGGTATACGGTCAACGAGCGCAAGATCCTGGGCGACAAGGACGAATGGAGGGGTTTTCGTGGGCCGGCGCATATCGTCACGAAATGGCGGATTCACGAAATCAGCCTCACGCCGATCCCGGCGGACGCCACTGTCGGCGTGGGGAGGACGGTCGAGGATGCGCCAGAACAAAGGAGGGAAGATGCGATGAAGGACAAGGAGAAGGTGCAGAACGTTGAGCCTCAGGTGGAAGTGACCAACGGGCCTCCGCCCAATCGGGACGACCGGGATGCAGAGGTGGAGCAAGAGCGGGTCCGGGTTGCCGGCATCCTGGAGCTGGCAACGCGCCACGGTTTTGTGGAGCAGGCCGGGAAGTGGGTGGCCGATGGTCTTTCCGTGGACCAGGTTCGGGCCGCGATCCTGGATGAAATCGTGAACCGTCAGTCTCCTGCCATCGAACGGCCGCGAGTGGAAGTGGTGGAGGATGCTTCTGACAAGTTTGCTCGTGGCGCCGAGTTGGCCCTGTTGGCCAGGACCGGTCTTGGCCAGGAAGAAGCCGGGAACGAGCTGAATGGTCTGACGCTGCTGGAGCTGGCCCGGATGGCGCTTAGGGCCAGAAACCAGCCCTACACCGGCAATCCCATGGACGTGGTGGGCCGCGCGCTGACCACCAGTGACCTTCCCAACGTGCTGGGGAATGTGGCCAACAAGGCCCTCCTCAGCGGGTATGAGCAGGCGGCCGAAACGTGGCAGCTCTGGTGTAGCACCGGAGAAGTCAGCGACTTCAAGCAGCTTTCGATTCCGAGGGTCTCCGAGCTGGACGACCTGGATCTCATTCCGGAGCTTGGCGAGTATAAAGAAACCGGGCGCGTGGATGCCGTTGAGACCGTGGCCCTGGCCACCTACGGCAAGATCTATGGGCTTTCCCGCCAGGCCATCATCAACGATGACCTCGGCGCCTTGACGGACGCTCCGCGGGCCCACGGCGAGGCGGTGGCTCGGAAGATCGGAGACGTGGCCTACGCTCAACTCACCAGCAACCCGGTGATGGGTGACGGAGTGCAGCTATTCCATTCGAGCCACGCGAACATCTGTTCCACCCCCGGGGCTCCCGGGATCTCCACCATCGCCGAAGCGATCAAGCTCATGAAGAAGCAGAAGGGCTTGAAGGGGAAACAACGCCTCAACTTGGTGCCACAATTCTTCATCGCTCCTGTGGCCCTGGAAGGAGTGGCGGAAGTCTTCTTCCGGTCCGAGCGTTTTGATGACACGGACAAGGGCGCCACGACGGTCAATCCCTATGCCGGAACTCGGTTCACCAGGGTTTATGACCCGAGGCTGGATGATACCTCGGAGACGGCATGGTATTTGGCCGGGCCTTCGGACAAGACCGTCAGGGTGTTCTTCTTGCGCGGTCAGCGGGCCCCGTACCTGGAGGCTCGTGAAGGATGGACCGTTGACGCTGTCCAGTGGAAAGTGCGGATCGACTGCGCGGCGAAGGCTGTGGACTGGAAAGCCTTGGTCTACAACGCCGGCGCCTAACGAATGAGGAGGTGACACAATGGCAAATAACTATGTCGGACCTGGAAACATGATCAACATTGTGGGGCCTTCCGGCGGGCTTTCTTCCGGGGACCCGTACGTGGTGGGGCAGATCCCTGTCGTGGCAGCGGCCGACATCCCGGAAAGCGCCACCGGTGCCGCCTACCGTCGAGGGATCTT